TTGTTTACAAAATGAACATTACCATCTTCATAAGGCAATATATCAACAATATTATCTAATACGCCATTACCTGAGTTTGATGGAGCATTTTCAACAACATATCTTGTATAATATATAGTTGTAGCCATTTGGTTCATCGGTAATATATACCAATCACCATTAGCCTGAAATAATCTACAACCAAATCCTTTAACTATATTATCTAAAATAGTGTAATAATCTAAGTTTAAAAAATCTCTTCTATATTGATATGCCTGTTTAAACGGTTCGTCACCTCCAGCATCTCCCCTATCAAACATTGTTGATGCGTAATAAGAGCAACAAGCATATATAAATGTCATATTAGGATATGGTATAAGATTCAAAGAAGTTCCTATGATATTTAATAAACTTACATTATCGTTAATGCTTATTTCTGATTCATAAAAATTATACTTTAAAAATGATAAACCATCAATACAAATGATGTTTACCTCTTGATTTCCTGTAGTAAATTGAACATTAATATAATCGTTAAATAACCAACCTTTCCATTTTGTTTCAGCTCCTATAGTTAATTCTACATAATATTGAGTATCATTATAGTTCAATAAATCAGGAAAGTTTTCATAGTCTTCTTCTGTTGATATTAAAAATGACACATTAAGCTGAGAAGATATTACACCACCAATTGGGTCTTCTTCATTTGAGTTAGGTTGAATCTGTACAGATGTAGCCTCGTATGTATATATATCATTGTTTAAAGGGTCTTCTTCGTAAATCTTTACAACTTGAAGTAAGTCATCTCTCAACTTTTGTGTTATAGTATATTTTAAAACGTATGCCATTATGCTAAACTAATGTTTTGTCCTTTAAGATTAGATGCCTTTTGTGCTCTATTTACAGACAATAATAAATCTTGTCCTCTAAGTACAAATTGACCTCCTGAACCACCACCTATTAATGTCTTCAATTTATCCAATGGAGCTACTACTTCAGGGTTATGACTAGCACCAGGATATTCACCCATAAGACCCATTGTAGGACCTGATACAATACCTCCGTTAGCCATTTTCTTAGGAGGGAAAGCCATAGGACCTAGTCCCATTCCTTGTGTAAATAAACCAGTAAAAACATCCATTCCACTCATTCCAGCAGCAGCTAGTTTTTCAGGAAAGATTATAGTCATTAGCAAAGCAGCTATTGCAGCAGTAGCAATAACCTTTATTAATTGTTTAATAAGGTCTTGAGCCATTTTTTGAATAACCTCACCTATACTAGCACCTTTATCTATTAACATATCCATAGCTGGACCTAAAGCAGACATTAACCCATTACCTATTTGTCTAATGGAATTAGCAGCTTCAGTTGCTATAGCTTTATTATTATTTGACCAACCTTTAAATGTTTCTCCTAATCTTTTAATATAATCATCATAAGTTATTAGGTTATTTTCAAGCATATATTGCAAGTCAGATGATTCTTGCTCATATATTGATTTTTGTTTTAACCGATCTCCTGTGCTTAAGTTTTGCTTATTTTTATAAAATTCATCAAAATCTTTAAGTTGATTTTTATAAGCATCAGTGAATTCCTTTAACTCTTGTTCATCTCTTTTTTTATTTTCTTTTCTTGCTTTGTCTTTTTGAATAAGCAATTGTTCTTGCATGAACTGATCTATGAGCAAAATTTGATTTGCATATTCCTTATAAACCTCCTCACTTAATTTAGCTTTTTGCTTATCACTATATTCGCTATTTTTAATCCTTTCTAATGCAAGTTGTTTTTCTAAGTTTGCAAGTTCAACAGAAACTTCATATTTTTTATAAGCATCATCCTCATACAACTTAAGTTCAAGTTTTTTGGAATCAATAAGACCTTGTATTACTTGTTCATTATATTTTTGATTTCTTTCTAAATCTTTTTTTGCTTGTGCATCGCCTTCCTTAGTTGTCTGTCCCTTAGCATTGTATTTAGAAAATGGATTTAACAATAATGCTTTTGTATTACCTTTTCTTAATTCCTCTAATTGCCTTAATAATGTTTCATTGGCAATTATTTCAGTTTGTAGATTCTGTAATTCAGAATTACCCATAAACATATCAATAGGATGAAAACCTCTATTGGCTTTATTTGTTTCAATTGTAAGAGTATTTCTTTTTTCTATTTGTGCTAGTTCAATTTCAGCGATTCTTTTTCCTAGAACCTCTTGCATTTGCCTTTGCCTAAGAGCTTCTATATATTTATATGTAATACCAATAGCATCCCCATCGGTTTTTATCTTTTTGCCTTCAGATTCATCAACTTGAGTGATGGCTTCTTTTAATTCACTTAAAGCCTTTTTTCTAATAGACTCGCTAGTATTAACATCAGATAAAACATCTATTAAACCTTCTAAATTAGATATTTCACTATTTGTATAATTTAAAGTAGTTCTTATTTCATCATTTGTTTCTTTTAAAGCCTTTCTGAAATCAACAGTTTTTTTAGTTGCACCAAAAATGCCTAAATCATAAGCAGTTACTGCTGCAATCAAAGCAGAAAAAGCAAGGTACATAGGACCAGTCGCACCAGCTACAGAGCCCATTAAAGCAGGTAGGTTATTTTGAATACCTCTAAATCCAAATGGCAAATCCTGAATAACTAATGCAAGATTAGTCCATTGCATGTTATTCTTCTTTAAAGAGCCTGTAGTTGCATCTAAACTAGATGCCGATGGCATTGATGACATCATTTTTTTGAAAGCATCACTTGCTGGGTCTACACCATTAGCAGCAAGACTAATAAAATCATTTTGCAATGCTTTTAGATAACGTCCAGCTTCTGCTGATGCAGGTCCAAATAATTTTACTGCCGCTTCAAAATTTTTGGCATTTTTTTGCATGTTATTGGTAATCTTTAGAAACTCTTTATCAGTTCCTTTAAATTCACCAATCATCTGGTATAAAGCATCATTAACCCCTTGAAAATCGAGGTTTAATTTTAAGTCTACTTGATTATCTGCCATTATCCTATTTCTTTATATTATCGTATTTTTTTAAGACCTCTTTAAGCTCTTCAGGTGTCATTACCCTCTGTTTTACAAAGTTACGATTATCGCAGTCAAGTGCTAAAAGCTCATGTGGTTTAATCTTTTTGCCTTTTGGTAATTGCATATTAATTAAAAGAGTAGTCTGCCATCTTGCTCTTAGCCATTCTTGTTCTTCCTTATGACGGTAACCATACCAAACAAAGTCTAACTCAGCCATCGTCATATCCCAAAACAAATGGGGAAGCACTTGGCACTCCCCCATTGTATATCTTTCAATATCAATCCACTCTAATTTTTTTTTACAGCGTCTTTATTAGCTTTCTTATTAGTAGGTTGTTCAACACCACTATTCATACTTTCCGCTAAAGAAGCCATAACATCTTGGAACTTCTTACTACCTAATCCACCCATGTCATCAATCCAATCACATACTTCAATATCTGTAAAGCTTGGAGTAATTCCTTGACTATACAATGGATACTCTGCTGCAGCTTTTAGCAAATTAGTAATAGCGTCTAACGATTCATTACCTGATAATGCTTCCGATATGTCTGATGGTCCAATGCCTTGAAGTTGACAGAATCTTTTTAAAGACCATGTACAAAACCTCATAGGTATCTTAGTCCCATCGCTTAGGGATAGTTCAAAATGTCCTCTCATATTTTGGTGTTTTTGGTGTTATTATGCGTTAGTAGCCTGAGTCAATGCTCCTGTTCCTGTGAAAGATACAGAATATGTTGCTGGAGATTCCATATCAGCAGTAACATCTAAACTTTCTATAAAAGCAAGACCAGACCAAACTAAATCACCTGCTATTACAGTTGAACCATTAACTGTAGTAAACTTAACTGTAACTGCTGTTCTAGCAGCTAATGCAGTAAAAATATCTCCTACAATATAACTCGCACCTGTTGGGTCAACTGTTGCAAGACCATCTGTAGTTAAAGACCAAGACTTTAAACCACCAATTTGATCAGCCCATCCATTGCTTGATTTAGTTGTTGAATCTGGTAAGTCAACGCTTACTGATAAAGAACATGATGTAGAATGAGCTACTACTTCACTTCCTACTAGAACTACTAGATTTGTACCATTAAAAATTCCTGTTGTTGGCATTTTATTTTATTTTAATTTTTTATAATATTTGAGTTACAAAATGTTCCATTGTGATTACTCTTCTGAAAACATAAGATTCATCTACATAGTCAAATGTAGCGATATTGCTTGTCATCTTACGAGTAACTATTTTAAAGTCAGGAGAAGCACTTGGGTAATCTGGCACATTAACGCCTATGATCACTAACAATTCGTTAGCCCACTGGTCTACCGATTTTTGCCCTACTTCACCTGACTTAAGAGTTCTATACACAACGTCAAATTGAATAGTAACATCAAAGTTGTAACTCTGCTTGTCGCTATTTTCTAAAGACGTTTGACTGCTTATAAGTAAAAACGGAGGCTCTACATCGTCAGGCGCAATAGTGTCGTAAACACCCAAAGAAAAACTTTGTGATGCTAACTTATCTACATAAGCCTTTCTTATAGCTAATCCGCAATCTTTCATTAAGCTTCTGTTTCCTCTTTTACTTCCTCAGGATTTTGCTCTTGAGCAAGTTTTGATAAGAACTGAGTTAAAGGTAAACCATACTTAGTTGGCAATTCTTGGATGAACGCATCTAATTGTTTTACCTGCTCTTCGTTTAGTGTAATTGTCATGGTATTGATTTTGTACAAATTTAGTGAAATATATTTATATAAGATTACCTTACTTTATAGCTTTTTAAGGTTTTTAACAATGTTGCATATTTCTCATCAAATGTCTTAAAGAAGAATGGTCTATTAGGCATATTGTAATTCCTTAGACCTGAACCTCTAAATTGAGAAGCATAATTACCTAAAGGTTTTTTAGCACTAAACTTATAAGGTGGTATTCCAAAGCCCCTACCTGTTCCAAATTCTACATAAGGTGCATATTTAACTGTTTCATTACCCATTGAGAATGAAGCATATCCATTTTGATAAGGAGTTGATGATACGCTTCTAGATAAATTACCAGTTCTTTTATATGGTTTTTTTGCTTTGGTAGGTATTCTAGGTAAATTACCTGCTTTTGAGGTAGCTTCCATTTCCATAGCTTTTACAGACTTATTTACTTCTTGAACAGCATAAGCTTTATATAATTCTGCTGTTTGCTTGAACTTTTCTTGAATTTTATGTAAAGCCTTAGTATCTACTGTGAATGTAGCCATTATTTAAGGGTTGAGCAACCTATTAAAAAATACTTATTACGATCTTGTTCGTTTATGATAGAATTTATCATATATAACTTATTTTGAAATGTAATGGTCAGCTTCTTATCAAATACCTTAGATGTTGTATATCTTATTCTAAATGTAATATCAGCAGCAAAACCATCCGTACCAGCTATATTTGTTCTTGTGTTAGTATCTGTAACTATCTGAGCCCAACAGGTATAATAAGCTACAAGAGTATTTACAAATCCACCTGCATTATCAGATACACTAGTTTTACTATTAAAAGTAATTCTATTAGTTAATCTTCCTATCATTAGATAATTACGTTTATACGTTTAAATGGCTTCATAAGCTCGTATGCAGTCATCAAATTAGCCGATGGCTTAGTTGCCTCAACTGAAGACTCTCTGTACTCATATAGGTCTGAAACCATCTTTAAAAGGGCAGTTTTCATTGTTGTAGGAGTAGTAGCGTAACCGCAAGTATATGTGAACCTAAACTCACTATTAAAGATACTTG